GGATCCTAATTTTATGCTTAGAATCGTTGGTAATGGTGTTTTTACTGAAGACGGTTTGGGTATTATAGGAAAGGGGGAGATTCAAATTTTCTATTCAAGGGATGATGGTGAGGCCCATGGGTATGCTTTTACACTCGGTGACGATAAAGGCCCGATAATTGATGGTATAGTGTTACCAATAAACGCGTCGAGGAATTCAAGAAAGAGATTTGGTCTGAGGGATCGTACATTAGACTTTCCGACGAGTAGTTATCACAAGACGATTTCATTGGGTTCTACGCAAACTAAAGTCTATGATTATAAAGGGTGCAAATTGTATGATATTGTTGGAGAAAATAAAATTGTAAATACTGCAACAGATAATGTGCAAAGCCAAGCGCCGGGAGGATTAGCAATAGTTCCAGGCTTGTCGCCCCAGATTCCAGCAGCTGGTGATTTAGGAAGAGCTGCTGGAATAACTAATGTTGGCATAAACTGGCCGGATTTTGATCGATGGATAATTGTACCACTAGGTCAAGGCGTATAATAGAGTGACGATAAATATTTAAAATGGCAGGTAAAAAGATAACAGAGTTAGAAGAGTTAATGACAGTTCAAAACGACGATTATTTAACGATGGTTGATTCTGACGAAACTGTAGTTACTAATATTAATAAAAAAATTAGCGTTGAATCATTTGTAACTTTTCTTAGAAATGAATCTATTATGTTCCCGGTCCCGTTTGCCGCAACATATTTAGACACCAAAGCTTATGGGCTGACAATAAATGGTCAGCCGGATCAAACGAGAAATATTTCAAATTTGGTTAGTAATAAAACCGTTAATTTGGGTGATATAAGCGTTATAAAATTTGATGCGTATGGTAGAGTATGGGATGCCGTTGTAAAACCAGATGTAAAAGATGTATTTATAGCGTCAGGAACCGCTGCTAGTTACTATAAGAGCACTATTTCAGAAGAGGGTATCGCTGGTCCAACTGAATTTGATAATACCGCTAGTGCTGAAAATAAAGCAAATGGTGGTTATTTCAATAAAGACACTTTCTATTGGCCTAATGATTATGGAACGCTAGTCAATTATTCTGATGGTGTAACAAGTCAATTGAAGTGGACACATTTGTTTGGTAAAACATATGATACATACGATAGGACCTCTATAGAAATAACGTATTCTTATGCTGATACTGATACAAGGTTTAACCCTCAACCTGGTAACGCAACAATTAATATTAATTGGAAAGATGGTTCACTAAAAGCAACCGGGTCTTTTCCATCATACGATAGAGACAAAAGTCAGTCTATTAATTTTCCTGCTGTTTGGTCGACTAGTAGTCTTACAGGTGATAACACGTCATATTCTGCAACTATTCAAGGTGCGAGTGATTTATTATGCGTTCCTCAAATTCTTATTAATTACAACCTTAGACAAATTACAGGGTTACCTATTCCTACGTTATTAGATAATTCCGGGGAGGCCCTGCTAATTACAAACCAGTCTATAGCAGTAAACGTGGTAATAACTAATGAGTAAAAAAATTACACAATTAAGTCTTCAACCAAGCGCGAAAGAAGTATTACCGCGGGATATGTTATTATTTGCTGGGCGGGATAGAATAAACAATGCGTATCAAAATTACAAAGTTAGTGCTGAATCATTAGTAACATACGTTAATGGTAATATAGCTTTTCCAATTAAATTAAACGATCAATTCTTACAATCACCTGGTGTTGAATCTGTTGTATCAAATCAGGAATATAATGTATGTGATATTGATTCTTTGACTTTTAATAATTTTGGTGTTGTAACTAACTTGACTTCGTCAACCAAAACTAAAAGATCATTTACCAGTGCATGTGGTACAATAAATCCTATTGTCACTGATGGTTTATGGAAAGGGTATTTTAATAAAAGCGTAGCAGGAACAAATTTCACCTCCCCTGCCACTGATAACCCATTTAAGTGGGCAGATTTTTTTGATACCTCATATACAAATTATAAAAAAACTATTGTAAGTTATGTTGCTAAAGCAGCAACTAATAATTATCAAACATGCACACATAAGGTAATTATATATTGGGGTACCACTGGAAATGCAGTTGTTTCGGGGTGCGGACAATACCCTAATACGTCTACCATTAATAGCGCATTAGCCATTGATAATAACCACGGACAAAAAAATTATATTGTTGGTATGTTTCCATTAAGCAAATCATCTGGCAGATGGGCGAGCGGTACGACCGCCGTGCCGGTACAGTTACAAATTGACAATGTAAATAAAAAAATTGTAAAATTACCGATAACTAGTTATAATGTTTCAACGACTGAAAAGATATATATTTCTATGACAGTAGAGTCGTTTGCATAAATAATTAGGATGGATTGTTCAACGGTATTACCTGTAAGTTCTTTTTATTCGACTAATCTTAATAACAAAATTTGTAGTTATGATAGATTGGCTCAAAGAATATCTAGGACATTAGGGGCCCCCTTAATAAACATTGAAGTACACCAAGACCAATTATATGAAAATATTGGTATTGCTGTTGAAATGTTTACAAAGTTTGCAGGATATACGAGAGAGTATGTTATTTTTGATTCTAATTTATATAAAAGAGGCGAAGGTATAAGATTAGATGTTTTGTTTACTGCAAACAGAACTACAGACACACCATTAAATCCTAATTTTTCTTATCGTTATCCTGATGAATGTGGTACAAGTTATGCACCTTTATATGGTATAGGAAAAATGATTATTGGGGAAGCCACTAACCCATATATTTTTGAAGTTGGTGATGAATTAAAACCAGATCAATTATATTTGAATCAAGAATATGATTATCTTTTAGATGATTATAGAAAAGTAATTGCATGTAGGGGATTTGAAGTAGGTTCATCTGACGGTGTTAATACTTTGTTTACTATTGAACAAACTTTAGCTCAACAAACCTATTTTAGTTATTCAATGGGTAATTATGGGTTTGATTTAATTAGTTGGTATGTGTTGAAAAACTGGTTAGACACGCGTGAACATGTTCTAGCATTAAGAAAAAGTATTAATTTTAATGAAAGGACACAATTTATGCAAATGTATCCTGAACCTGGAAATGAAAGATTTTGGGGTATTTTAGAATGTTACGTAGAGAAACCCATTCAATGGGTAATTAAAGAGCTTTGGGTTTATCAATATGCATTGGCATTAACAAAAATTAATTTGGGTAGAGTTAGAGGTAAATATAGCAATGTTCAATTATTTGGTGGTGGTGTATTAAATTACGACATGCTTGACGAAGGCAAAGAAGAAAAAGGAAAATTAGAAGAAGAATTATATACGGGAGCCTCCCCAGGCTTAAGTGACGCCGAGCCAGTCTTGTTTTTGGTTGGGTAAAAGTTAAATACCGTTATGTCAGATACTTTTCTAGCTGTTGGTGCCCCCTGCGGCGGTTCACATTACGTCAAATATATTTTAAATCAAATGGGCGTTGAGTGTACATTAGAATTTCCTACCCCTGGTAAGAGTTTAGTAATGTGGAGTTATGCTACAGGTTATAATGTATATGATCATCACGGTCATAAAAACCATGGTTTTGATCCAAATAATGCAGATGATGTCAAATCGGCTCTTAAAGTGGCGTCTAAGTTAGCTAAAACTGATCCAACAAATAACCCACCGCCTGATGTACTCTATGATGATAATTATAACGCAGCAAGAGAAACTTATTCTCATATAATTCATTATACAAGGAATCCTTTTGATAGTATTCCTTGTTTAAATCTAGAACTCGGTAACACAAGTTTTGAAACCTATTTACGTAAAACTGTTATTCGAAGTGTGCGCGAGAAGAAACCAAATTTTTGGCATACACCGTGGATAGTCTGCAACCCGAGTATTGTAGAGTATGTTTTAGATTTTTGGTATAAGTGGCATGTACTTATTCTTTCTAAAAAACCGGATATAACAATACAAATAGAAAAGTTTGATAAAGAAATCTATGATTTTATAAAAGATAAAACACCATGTAACGAAACCTTTTCTATAGATAAATCAAATCATCTTGATACCGGTTCAAGAAAATCTCTACCGGGAAGAAAATCACATGAAGAAGAAGCGCAAATTTTTATTGATGAAATATTACCTTCTATTAATACCAGTCTTCTTAAAGAGGTAGTAAAACTAGGACATCAATTTGGATATATATTTCCTGAAGAGGTTGTAATAAGATGTAAGTAATTTAAATATCTATATGCCAAGGGGTAAATTCAGGCAAGGTATATTTAGACCAAGAAATAAAGATAAGTTTAGAGGAAAGAAATCACCTATATTTAGATCAGGTTGGGAACTAAAATTTTTTCATTGGTGCGATTTAAATGAAAATGTTGTGGCTTGGGATAGCGAATGTGTTATAGTCCCATATTTAAATCCATTAACAGGAAGAGTGCAGAGATATTTTGTAGACGGGTTAGTAACGATAAATGAGTCAGCCGGCCCGAAGACTTACTTAATAGAAATAAAACCATCAAAACAAACGATTCCTCCTGTCCCTAAAAAGAGTAAGAAAAAGACAACTATGATATACGAACAGAAAACATATGTTCAAAATAAAGCAAAATGGGCTGCAGCTGAAAAATGGGCAAAGAAAAAAGGTATTGAATTTAAGATATTAACTGAAAAAGAATTGGGTTGTTAATGCAAGAAATAACAATAAAAGATTACAGTAACCGATTCTGCAATAACTATAAAGAAAGATGGGAAGATGTTCCTGATTATATTACCACTTCTGCACCAGATATAAATTTAAAGTTAATATGTAGATTTTCTGAAGGTAAAAAATCTATTTTTGAATTCGGAACATGGATTGGAAGATCTGCTTTTTGTTTTTCGCAAAATTATGAAAAAGTAGAAACTATAGATTTTCTAAAAGGTAGCGACATCGATTATTCTTATGATGGGAAGAAACCAGGTCATTATGTTAAAGGTAAACAAAACGTAAAAGTACATTTACATGACAGTAATGATTTTAATTTTTCTGGGTATGAAGATAAATTTGACTGTGTATTTGTAGACGGTAATCATGGTAGTATTCCGTGTTTTTTAGATTTAAATAATGCAACGAAAATATGTAAATCAAACGGATTAATTTTTTTAGATGATTATTTTTGGAAAAACGATTCCGGGGAATATGTAACACATCCATGGATGGGGGTAAAAGATGCAGTTGATAGATTAATTTCTTTAGGGTACAAAGAAATATATAGAATAAAAGATACTATGTTAGTATTTTTTGTAAACAAGTGGAATATAGAAAATAGTTTTATTACAGATTAATATGAAAAAAAACAACAATTGTATAAATATTAGCAGACATGTCTCTTAAGTTACTAGTTGAAGTACCAGCGCCTAGGGAAGAATATGAATATATTCTTGAAGAACAAAGCAAAGACGGTGTAAAAAATCTTTACATTAAAGGTCCTTATATGATGGCTGAAGATGTAAATCGAAATAAAAGATATTACCCATCAAGTGAATTAAAAAGAGAAGTTGATCGTTATATAAAAGATATGATCAAAGAAAATAGAAGTATGGGTGAATTAAACCACCCTACTACTGCTGAAGTAGATTTAGAAAGAGCTTGTCATATCGTAACAGATATGTGGCAAGAAGGAAAAACGTTTTTCGGTAAAAGCAAGGTATTGTCTACCCCTTGCGGTCAAATTGTAAAAAGCTTGATTAATGATGGGGTTAAGGTTGGTATGAGCTCTAGAGCTTTAGGGCAACTAACTGAAGAAAAAAACGGTATTAATAAAGTTTCAGATATGAAATTGGTTGCAATTGATTGTGTCTCTGATCCTTCGTGCCCGAAAGCATTTGTAAACGGTATTTTAGAAAATAAAAATTTTATTATTACCAGTGATGGTAAATATGAAGAAACTTATGATAAGTTTGAAGAGAGTTTAGATACCCTACCTCGAAAAGAATTAGACAGTTATTTACGAGAGCAGGTGTTAGATTTTTTAAATAAAATCGGCTCGAATGTATAAATAATAAATAATGTCACAGCGTACTAAGATTAGTAAGTTTTTAAAAAATATTTCAATTGGTGAGTATAAAAACGCACACTGGGATTTACGTACGGTAGTCGAAGACAAATTGAGGCTAAAAATAAAGAAAGCTTCTAAACAAAGAATTTTTTAAAATGGACAACATAACAGATATACTCCAAGAAAAAGCGGACGGAATCCTTACTGAGGGTACGTTAACAGCGATTGAAAATGCGTTCAATAAGAAGGTAGGCCTTCATGTTGAAGCAGCACTAGTAAAACAAGATGATGAGTATAGTGCCAAGTTAGAGCACTTACTCGAAGCTATAGACGTAGACCACACCGGCAAATTGGATAAAGTTATCAACGCTATTGATAAGAACCACGGTCAAAAATTAATTAACGTGGTTGAGAAGTACAGCAAAGCTATTAATGAAGAGGCTGTTACTTTCAAGAAAGACGTGGTACATAAAGTAAGTAAGTACCTCGATATATATCTTGAGAAATTAGTTCCTCAGAGATCTATTAACGAAGCTGTTAAGAATAGAAGATCTGCTAAAGTTATCCATGAGATGAGAAAAGTTTTAGCGGTCGATGCTGCTTTACAGAAAGATAGCATTAAGGAAGCTATTATTGACGGTAAGGCAAGAATAGATATGAGTACTAATAGATTGAACGAATCTAGCGCGACGTTAGAGCGTTTACAAAAGGAAAATGCTTTATTAAAGAGTAAAATCACTTTGGAAGAGAGAACAAGTGATTTACCGCAAGATAAGGCTAATTTCTGTAGGAAGGTTTTAAATGGTAAATCTGCTAAATTTATCACAGAAAACTTTGATTACACGTTGAAGATGTTTGATAAAAATCATGAAGAGCATCTTGAAGTTTTGCACGAGCAAGCCAAATCGCAGAACACAGTAACTAGAGATGTTGATCGTCCAGTAATTGAAGAAAAGGTTGAACAACCTCAAGAGCAATTTGCAGGTCACAAACCTTTAGGGACGTATATGGGCGAGCTTAGCAAATACTAATCAAAGTTTAAAATTAAAATAAAGAATTTTTAGTACATTCAGTACTACAAACACACATAGTTTATTATGAAGCATATTAAACCCACACAGGCTTATATCGATCAAGATAGAGCCAAGAGCTTATTGGAAAAGTGGAATCCTGTATTGGATTACCAGTCTGATAATGTAGCTCCCATCGAAGACGACCACACTCGTCTTAATACGGCAATGCTCCTGGAGAATCAGGAAGCATGGTGTTTAAATGAGGCGAGTAACGTCTCTGGTGGTGGTGGATCAGTGTTTTCGAATGGCGGTAATAATATCGGCCAATACGGAAATCAGATCCCCAACTCCTATACTCAAGGTGATACTTATGCAACCGGTGATTATCGTTTGCCTAAGATTCTTATCCCTATGATTCGTCGTACGTTCCCTGAGTTGATCACAAACGAGATCGTTGGTGTTCAGCCGATGAGCGGACCTGTAGGCTTAGCATTTGCTTTGCGTTACAAGTACGATACCAATGCATTAGGTAATGGTGTTGACGGTCAGCCGGATGCAACTGGAGTTCATACAGCAACAGCTGGTTCTGGTATTGTTCCGTCCGGTAATGGTGCTGTTAATACCAAGGAACTTGGTTATCAGATGTTAGATACCCGTTTTACAGGTACTTCTTCTGCTAGGTTGTCTGGTTTAGGTACTGGAACAGACTTCCCGTTTGTTGATCAGGATGAAGGTGTTGCAAGATTGCTTGCTAACTTTGAGTTAACAGGCAAGATTCCGCAGGTTCTTGTTAGTTTCGAGAAAACAGCTGTTGAGGCTGGTACTCGTAGATTAGCAGCCCGCTGGTCCGTCGAGTTAGAGCAGGATCTCAAAAACATGAATGGTATNGATATCGATACTGAGCTCACTAACGCTATGAGTTATGAGTTACAGGCTGAGATTGACCGTGAAATGTTAATGAGAATGGTCCAGGTCGCTCTCGACAACGGTACAGGTAATGGTTATTCTGTATGGGCTCCTCAGTCAGCCGATGGTCGCTGGTTGGTAGAGCGTAACAGAGACTTCTACCAAAGACTCATTATTCAGGCGAACAGAATCGCGATTAGAAACCGCCGTGGTGCTGCTAATTTCTTAGTATGTACACCTCGTGCAGCTGCTATTCTCGAGATGTTACCTGAGTTCCAATGGGTACCGGTGCAGGGTAATGTTAACACACAGCCAGTCGGTGTTGCCAAGGTCGGTAACCTCGGTGGTCGTTTTAACGTTTACCGTGATACCAGGACGGAAGCTCAGTACGAGCAGAACCAGGGTTATATTGCTCAGCCAGATCAAGGTACTTATACACCTACAGCAGACAGAACCACACGCGTCGAGTACTGCTTGTTAGGTTATAAAGGTCCTGAGTTTTACGACACAGGTATCATCTACTGCCCATACATTCCTGTTATGGTTCAGAGAACAATTGGTCCTAACGACTTCTCGCCACGCGTTGGCTTGTTAACCCGTTACGGTGTTGTTGACAACATCTTCGGTGCTAACTTGTATTATCACGTCGTGATCTTGAAGAACTTGGGCGAAGCGTTCACACCAGGTTCACAGGCCGTTTATTTCTAAGTCGAAATAAGCAACAATTCAAAGCCCGCGAAAGCGGGCTTTTTTTTGTGTTTTTAAAAAAGTTAATCGAATAGAATAAATACTTACATGGCCTTCAATACGAACGATATTAGAGCTTTTACACATAGTTGTTATGCAGCTGGTGAAGATACAGACAATGATAACTTTACACCACCTCCTTCACCATTTAGCCCGTTAAGTGGCTTTCCTATTTCGCCGGGTGCCCCAGCAGATTTTTATAATTTAAATTATACACTATCGGGTCAAAATCGTGATGTAGTTATACGTGTACCGGGTACTCAAGGGACNGATAACATGCATGGTGGTAATGCAAAAATTACAGGTGTGTTATATAACAGAAACCAAGATACAGCTATGCATACGGTATCGGCAGTTCATTTAATCCCGGCACAAGGCACTGCAGAAAACGCCGCTGAAGGTACTCTCACATCAATCACTTGTAAATTACCAGCGGGTGGACATCCTTTGGTTTACCCGGCAGGTAACATTATTGCGACTGTTGATGAAAATAATGTTACAGTTTATTATCAGTTATCTAATGTTGACCCAGCTGGTACAACATCACTATATCCGATTTGTTCGGGGTATAAAGCCACAGGGCCAGATATAAGAAGAAAAGTCCATTTAGGTTACCTCTAATTCGTATTGTTTGTGTAAATTAGCCCGCTGAAAGGCGGGCTTTTTTTATTGTCTTGATTGTTTATTAAAAAACACACCCACGTCTGCTAACTGATTATTATAAAGGTATGAATGTGAGATCCTATGTGGATTGATGTCCCAACCACCTCGTCTAACATATAAACACGTAACTGTTAATTCGTCAGGAGAACAAAGATCCCAAAGTCTCTTATATATGCATTCACATATCTCTTCATGAAAGTGACACTCGTCTCTAAAAGAAACAATATACTTAAGTAAACCATCTACAGTGGGTTGTTTGTTACCTTTAATACCTATAAAAATATCACCCCAATCTGGTTGAGACGTTACCCTGCAATTAGACTTAAGTAAGTTCGATTTATATTGTTTTGATTCACTAACCCCGTCTATTGTTTCTTCAAATTCTAATAGTTCTGGAGTTTCGTTATACGTATCAAATACAAGATTTTCACTAGCTGCTAACTCTAAATGAGTATATGTATCTTCGTCTGATATTACCAAGGCTTGTGCTTTTTCATCAGGATAATATAGCTGCACACTTACACCGGTTTCTAACAACTCACTTAAGTCTTCAATAGCTCTTTTTGCCATATTATCCATTGTTTCAATATCATTGTCCCCCCATTTTGTCATATTAAAACTATTCCAATATAGTTTCATAGACTTAGACTCAACAATGTATTTACTATTACAAGAATATATAACTTTAGCTATAGCCGTTACCGGTTTACCATTGTTAGTTAAACCTGATATTTCATAACCGTTCCATACATCACAACCTTCAAAAGGAAGATTTTCTTCTTCGATGCTTAAGTAAGTTCTATTACCTGATCTTGGTTCTCTAACCAAAAGAGATTTGTCGTATTGACCTGTGTATGAACTAGTTTTTCCTAAATGTGTATCAACATTTGAATTATCTAAATCTTGTAATGTCATATAACTATTATAATCTTTTCAACTCGTTTTCAACTACCTTTTTTCTTTCTTCTACACTATTTGTAAGCCTTACTATAGTTGTATTTTTTTCATACAAAATATTTTCTAAAATTCTAATTTCTTCATCATATATAGATTCTATAATTTCAATGTCCTTTTCATTAGAATCTCTATCCTTATCTTTTGTATATTTAAAATCTGGTGTACAATAAAACAATATATCATATTTTTCAATGTTATTCATATAAACCCCTTCAGCAAATGCTTTAACATAATTAGATACTTGATCTTTTCTCCATAACCATTTAGTATACACAAACCCATCCAAAACACATCTATCAAAAATACAATTCATCCCTAAAACATTTTTAACGTTTTCAAAATGTTTCAATGTAATCATTATCTGAGTATCATCAGAACCTTCTGAATTAATAGGAAACCCTTTATGTTTTAATTCTCTTGTATGGGAACTTATATGATAAATTTGGCCTTTTAAAAATTTACTAAAATCTAAATGTTTGATTAATGTAGTTTTACCAGAACACCCCGGTCCTGTAAATGCTATAAATTTCGAATTTGATTTATTTTGTCTAACCATTTTATTTCACCTGGGTGATATTGATGAGTATAACCACTTTTCATGATATTTACAGTGTTTTCTTCTGTGTCAATCATACCATAATGTTGAGAACAAGTATCAATATAATATACCCTATATCCAATTAATTGTTTTAAATTCCAATTTGCAAGAACAGAATGACCGCACATTTGATTTAATGGTTTACCATCTACGGTTGCATAAGGTGTATCCCCAAGATATTTTGCCCAAAATGAACCATATAGTGAGAAGTATTCAGAATGATCTAAGTCGTTTTCTAAAATTTCTTCAAGATGTGAATTAAGTTGATCATCTAATTTTTTTTCTGAATAATCTGACATTAAGATGCCTGCATGAGAAAACAACCAACTATCTACTTGGTAACTCCATAAAAAGGTTGACCAATCTTCTTCTGTTATAATAGAATTAATTGCATCAAATTTTTCTTGAGACCATGTAGAAGATCTCATACTTCTATGACCAATAATATAATGTAAATCGTGATTACCTATTAAAAATTTAAATCTGGAATCGTTACAATATGATTTTAAAAAAGTTGCTACTTTGTTAACGGTTTTGGGTCCTTCGAAATAATTATCAAAATAGTCGCCTAATAGGATAAATTGATCTACAGAATTGCCTTCTTTTTCTATAATACGTTCAGCAATATCTATCCTATTATGTAAATCTGGAATGATACACAATTGCATATTAATATTGTATATACATCAAATAAAATTTCAAGTTTTATTATCAGATTCACCAATTAAATAATTTAAATGCTACCTTTACTACAAGTAAACACCATAACAAATCTTGGTAAATCTTTATTTACGGGGATTACTGGTTCAGTCACAACCCTGTTTAAATCTTTTAAAAACGCTGGTAGTAAAATAGTGGGTGGTGCATCCGGATTTTTCTCTGGTCTTACAAATTCTGCAACCAGTGGGTTGTCTACTATTACAAATCCTACTGAAAAATTAACAGCGTTAAAAGATAATATACCCAAAGCTATACAAGATACTGCTAAACTACCATCTGTTGTAACAAACGTACAAAATAACATACTAAATACCGATAAACTTACATCAAAGAATTTTGTACAACAAGTTACTGACTCCGCTGGTAATGCTGTAACAAATGCAAGAGGAAAAATAACAGAACAATTAATACCCCCAGATTTAGCATCAATTAAAAGAAAAGCAGGGATATCTTTGAATACTTCAGATATAATAAGGTGTATTGGGGACAAAGTTAAAGACCTATTTGGTATTTTCACGGTTAGTCTTGGTATACCTACATTTGATATGTTTAAAGTACCCGACTTTGCGGGTATTAGTGATAATATAGCTGATTCATTTGATGATATGTTTGATAGTATAAACGGTGCTGTAACTGATACAATTGATGGTATAGCAAATATGTTAACATTAAAACGGATAAATATTATCAATCAACAAGAAATCGGTAGATTAACGCTTGGTAAATTTTTAGGTTGTGATGTAGACATTAACGTAACTAGTAGAGAAAAAAGAGATGCAGCAAACAATCCTAATATATTGACTGAAATTACTAACGAAGCTACCGAAGTGTCAAAAGATGCTTTAAATCAAATATCAATAAATGAAGCAAATAATAGGGTTCAAGGAGTAAAAACGTCTCAAGAAAATTTAAAAGAGGCTCTTGAACCTCTGTATGTCGCTCCCGCTGGTCCATGGATGACTGAACAAGAGAGAAAACAGAACAAAGAAGCCGCGGCTCGAATTAATGAACAAATAGCTGGTGATAAAGAGTATAATACAGGCAGTGGTGGTTTTCGGATGACGAGTAATACTGGTGGGGTGGCAATTGGTTCGCCTAGTGGGGGAGTATCTCAAGCAGATATTGACAAATACGGTTATGAAGCTTTAGGGTTAGAGGACCCAGCAACGTAAAATGAAAAAATATTACGGAAATTATTTAGGTATAGTTATACAAAATAACGACCCTCTTGCTAGAGGGAGAGTAAAAATTTTTATACCTCATATTTCACCCACCGTTTATAAAAATTGGAACGAAATTCCTGAAGATAAGAAATTTAAGTTTTTAGGTGCAAATATTAATAGCGATTTAAACAATATATATGAAGATTTAAAAAAAATATTACCATGGAGCATTGGTGCGTCCCCTATTACGGGTGAAATGAGTTCTGGTAGATTGAATGCGCTCCCTAATTATGCTTCCACTTCTGATAGTAGTTTTTCGGGTGTTAGTGGTTTTGAATCTGCAGGTACTTCAAAGAGCATAGATTTTAGCGATACAGAAGATGATACACAAAATGTCGATTTTATCGGGGAAAAAGAAGGTAATGTGTATGAGAAGTACAGGTTTAAAGTTAACGATGCTTTTAATACCTCAGCTGATAATGTTAACAATGTTAATGTAAATTCATTTGAATATACACCTAGCGTTTATTCAAATAAAACAAAAGGTTCTTTTGGTGTTCCTTCTGTTGGGGCTCATGTGTGGGTTTTCTTTCATGATGGGGACCCTCTCTACCCAGTTTATTTTGCAGCAAGTTATGGGGAAAATGACTGGAATGAAATGTATGGTGGTCCTTCAGGTTATGATTACCCAGGTGGTTTTGAGAATAAATCAGAAAAAACAGATAATGTATCAGATATAGATTACTACAAAAACAAATATCTTATAAACCAAAAAGGTGGCACAATTGAGTTTGTTAATTCTGATTATAGAGAAAGTTTAAAAATTTCTGGTTACAATGGCTCCTTTAAACAATTTGCTTTAAAGACGAATGTAGAATTAGCAGTACACGATGATCAAAAATTAGTTTTACAAGATCAATATGATACAGTAAGAGGGTTTAGAAATATATACACTGAAAGAGATTTAGATTATATCTGTAGAGGGGACCACTATTTAAAAATTGGTAATCTTAAAACTGAATATTTTGTAGAGTGGCAAAAAATCGTTAAAACAATAGCAGTATATAAACAATTGTTTGAATTAAAAAGAGCTGAAAAAATTGAAGGTTACAAATACTTAAAACTAACATC